CGTCGACCACTGCGCCGACCTACAGACCGACCCAGCGAACTGCGGCGCGTGCAGCCGCCGATGCCGGTCCGATCAATCCTGCGTCGCGGGCGTGTGCGCGTGCCCCGCGGGGCAGGCGAACTGCGGCAGCGCCTGCACGCCGACCAACACGGTGATGAACTGCGGCGGGTGCGGCATCGTGTGCGCGTCGGGCATGTGCTCCGGCACGGCGTGCTGTCGCACCGGGGAGACGGCCTGCGGGAGCGCCTGCGTCAATCTCGACACCGCGACCGACCACTGCGGCGCGTGTGATGTGCGCTGCCAAGTCTTTCCGCATACCGTCGCTCAGTGCACCTCGGGCCACTGTTCGACACGCTGTGAGACCGGATGGGTGAACTGCACCACGAACCCGACGGTTGGTTGCGAGGCCCACTTGGCGAGCGACTCGCGCAACTGCGGGCGTTGCGGCAACGTGTGCCCCGGCGGCCGACCGTGCGTGTTCGGCGGCTGCACGATGTGACGGCTACGCCGTGACGAGGAACGTGCCCACGTTCACGATGTGCTTCGCAGGCGGGACCACGTCGGACCCCGGCGACGTCACCGTCGCGGAGAGCACGCCGCCAACGGAAAGCAGCCGCGCGCCGAGCGCGCTGCGGTAGAACGTCGCGCGCCCCGTCACGCCTTCGCTCGGCCAGCGCACCGGGGTGGTGGTGTCGCCGGGGCCGAGCGCGTCGAAGAAGGCGAACGCCGCCGCCCGGAGGGCGCTCCAGTTCGGCGGTGCGGGGTACGCCGACGCCCCCGCGAGCGGTGTGTCGGGCATCGCGGAGACGGTCCACGTCGTGCGGTTCGCGCCACCGTCGTAGGAGCCCACACCGAGCGACACGAGCGCGTAGCCGCCGCGGATGGCCGACGTGAGGATCCGCACGAGGGCGCTCGTGTTGTTCTTCGCGGTCTCGTCTCCCGTGACGACGAGCGACGTCGTGGTGGACGTCGCGTGCACGGTCATCGTGCCCGTCCACGGGAACGCGTACGCCTGCGTCATCACCGCCTGCACCACGACGTTCGACAGGGTCACCTCGGCCGACTGCACCGTGTAGTTCCCTGCGGCCATCGTGACGGGACGCAGCTGCACGCCGTTTGGGTCGAGGGCGCCGGTCGCGTCGCGGGTGCCCTCGATGTACTCACGGATCCGGTTCAGGCTGACGCCCTCGGTGCGCGTCGAGATGTCGTCCTCGGGCACGATGCGTGTGTTGATGGGGCTGTCGCCCTGCGGAGGGCCGATCACCACGACGGTCACGCACCCCGGGGTGAGCTCGACGCCAGCGCCGGGCTCCGAGACGGCGGGCTCGAGCAGCGGGTACACGTACGCCGCGGCGATCTCCGTGCCGCTGTAAGTCTCGGCCCACGCGCGCCAGTCGGCGCGGTTTCCCGACGCGGGGCGCTCGCGCAGGAACTGGATGATGCGCAGCGAGTAGGCGCCGTCCTCCTCTGTGTTCGTCCCCGGCACCACGGTCGCGATGGTGCCCGTAGAGTTGAAGTCGGTCGGCGTCGAGACGAACGTCAGCGTCACGCCGACGAGGGAGGACCCGGGCGCTCCTGGGTTCACCGCCGTGATGTGGATCGGAGCGCTGTACGAGCTGAACGTCGCGCTGTGATCGTCGACGTTGTAGAGCGTGCCGTCGGGCGCGGTCATGCGGGTGCCCGCGGGGATGCCTTTGATGCCGCTCGACGTCGTGGGGCTCGTCACCGTGACGGTGGCGGTCGAGCGGTTCCCCGCGAGCCGCGGGATGTCGTACACGGCGCCGAAGCGGTCGAGCGCCGACGTGTCGGCCGTGTCGGGCATCAGGTTCCGCGCGTTCGCCTCGGCCTGCGCTTCGAGCGCCTCGAGGATCGCCGCGAGCGCCGAGGCGAGCAGGTACGCGTCGGAGCCCGGCGCGACGAGGAGCGTCTGCGGCGGTGTCGCGGCGGCGTACTCCGCCTGCCAGTAGCCGAGGAGCGTGTCGCGGATCTCGCTCCGCGTGCGTCCAGCAAAGCTCATCGCGTTCCTGTCACGGTTCGTTGGGCGCCTTGGCGCACGTCGGTGAACACGACCTCGTAGGCGAGTGTCCCGCGCGCGGCGGAGACCTCGACCACGACGCTCACGAGGGTGATGCGGCCCGCGGTGACGTGCCGTCGCAAGGCGGCCTCGATCAGCGTCTTCGCGGTCGCGGGCGCGCCGATGGAGTTCTTGCGGACCTTCTTCCACTCGACCCCCATGTCAGGGTCCGCGAGGCACTCGCCCTTCTCGGTGCGCAGCTCATTGGCCACGACCTCGGCCATCGGCGACGAGGCCGCGAGCCAGGAGTTCGTGCGCGAGTCCATGAGGACCGCGCCGTCGGAGGGGCGTCGCGCGCGGGTGAGGGCGTAGGTCACAGGCCGTTGATCCGCGTGGAGAGGTAGGTCGAGCGCTGCGCCTTCATGGTGTTCGCGGCGGAGGTCATCGTCGTGATCGCGCCCGAGAAGACGCCGATCGCGGCGTTGAGCGTCGTGGCAGCGGCGCCCACCGCGGGGAACGGCACCGCGAGGGCCGTGCCGGTCGCCGTGGCGAATGTCCCGACCGCGACCATGACGGTGTTGAGCCCCGTGAGGAACGTCACCATGGCATCGAGGAACACGCCGTTCGCGTCGGCAAAATCCGTCCCGCGCACGTACGGCTGCGCGCCCTCCGCGAAGGTGAGCGACTGTCCCGCCGCGGGCGTGACCTCGATCGAGCCGTTCGCACGGATGCGCACCACGGCGGCCTGGTTGTCCGCGCCCGCGCCGTAGAGCCGCGTCTCGCCCGACTCGACCGACTGCGCGCTGCGCCCCGTGTCGAGCATGCAGGTGATGACGAGCTCGTCGCCGCGCCGCAGGTACACGGCCTCGGTGCGCGCCGTCACGATGGGCCGCGCCATGAGCCCGAGCGGCTGCTGAATCTCGCAGTCCTCGCCGGGCTCCGCGGCGGCGTTGGCGCCCGTCTGGCCGCGCGCGCGGACCTGCCCCGTCATGCGCCGCTCGGACGTGGACACCGTCACGCCCGTGAGCTGGGCCACATCGAGCGCGTCGCCGTCGTCGAAGGTGTCGCCCATCATTCGGCCGCTGTCACGGTGAGCGAGCCCTTCGGCACGAGGGTCAGGGCGGTGGTGGTGCCGGCCTTCCTCGAGCGACGGAACTCGACGCGGGTGATGAGCATGTCCTCGTCGAGAGGCTCTTCCCACGTGTCCAGGCACAGGTCGTCGTACACGTGCGCCATGGTGTTCACGGCGTAGAGGAGTCGGCGCCCGTTCACCGTCTGCCCGTGACCCTGCACGGTGCACCGGTAGGAGCGGAAGTGCTCCATCGACTCGGCGATTGTGCGCTCTGCCTCGGCGCGCGTCGCTTCGAGGGTGCGCGCGCGCTGCGACTGAATGTGCCGAGGCTGCGCGGGGATCGAATCGAGCACGAGACCGCGGGTGATCGCGGGGCGGATGAGCCGGTCGTTCACGAGCGGCGTCTTGAGCCGCGTGCCCGCGCCGACGTTTCGCTGCGAGGCGCCGTAGACGGTCACGTCCGTCGGCACATCACGCACGCTCATCGACTCGCCGCCCGAGAGGATGTTGCCCGTCGCGGCGGGGTTCGTGTCCGAGTCGACGAGGCGTCGCTCGAACCGAAACGTCGCCTGCTGCTCGTAGTCGGGCGCGTCGACGACGAGGCCCACCGTGCCGCCCGCGCGCGGCGCGCTCCAGAGCATGAAGCCCGCGCGGCGACACATGCCGTCGGCGAGCTGCCAGACCTTCTCCCCGGGCCGCGGGTGCGCGCGGTCGACGACGTGGCGTCGGCGCTGCCGCCCGGCGCTCCTCGCCCCTTGCGTCGCGTGAAGCTGCACGTTGCGGGCTTCGGCCGCTGGGGTGATGACGACGGTGAGGCCGAGCGGGTCGAAGAGGCGCACGAGCGCGTCGTCGAGGGCCATGTTGCGGATCTCGACGGCGGGGTCTGCGTCCCAGCTCATCGCGACCGCGGCGATGTCGCGCCCCGAGATGACGAGCGAGGCGCCGTTCGAGCGGTCGGCGCTCACCTCGCGCGTCTCGATCCGGCCCGAGACCTGCGGCGCGCCGTCGATCGCCACCGTGGCGCGGTCGAAGAGCTTCACCTCGCGCGCGAGGGTGCGCCACGTGGTGTCCCGCGCGGAGCTCCGCCACATCGCGAAGGTCCAGGGGCTGCCGGGCGAAGTCATGTCGATCGTGAGCGCGTACTCGTCCCAGACGTCGACCATCGTGCCCGTCGCGCCGAGCGTCAGGGTCGCCGTGTGGGCTGTGCTCACGAGGTCGCCGGGATCACGGTGATGCGCGTGCCGGCCTCGACAAAGAGCGGGTCGGGGAAGGCGTTGGCCGCGTACAGGGCCGCGGTGAGCGACGCGTCGCCGTACACCGCGAACGCGATGTCCGAGACGCTCATCGTCACCTTCGGGACGAAGTAGCGAATCGTCGACGTCGACGGAACGAAGCGCGACCGGAGCCCGAAGAGCGACGAGCGCAGGTCGAGGAGGGCCACGTTGAGCGCGTGCGCGTCGAGGGGGGCGAGCGTCGCGAGGAGGAGGTTCCCCACCACCGCCTGCGTCATCTTCGCGAGGAGCGAGGCGGTCGCCGCGAACCCGAGCGGCGCGCCGTCGAGCAGCGTGAGGCCCTCGGTGATCGTCGGCACGACCAGGACGAAGCCCGAGAGCCCCGCGCCCCGTGCCTCGGCGAGACGCACCGCCGCCGCGTCGACCGCCGCGGCGCGTGCGGCGACCGTGGACGGCGCGTCGATCGGCGCACCGGACGTGTCCGACACGAGCTGCCCGGCCTCGGCGTTGTGCTCGCGCCACAGGACCGTGAAGCGCGTCCCGTTCCGCTCGTCGCCGCGGGCCGACTCCTTCCAGTCGGCGATGAGCGCGCGAAACTGCCCCTTGGTGGGGTGGATGAGCGAGCCGATCGGCGTCGTCTCGAAGAGGTTGACCAGCTCGAAGCGCTTCACCTCCGAGAGGTTGCCGTAGCGGCGCACGAGCGCGCTGGTGTCGACGAGCGGCACCTCGAAGGAGCCCGAGTAGGCGCGCAGCCCCGTCGGTTCGACGTCGGCGCCGCGGCGCAGGTACGCGACGTGGTCCACCGCGTCGTTGCCGCCCTCGACCACGAAGGACTCGACCGGGAACTCCACGCCCTCGAAGGAGCATTCGGGCAGGGTGTCGAGGAACATCAGCGGCCCCGCGCCGTCGCCGCGGAGGCGGCGGCCTGCGTGGCGTCGACGGGCGACACCGTGGCGTGAATCGTCGTGCCGGAGAGCGCGTTGGCGATCGCGCGACCGAGGGGCTCGAGCAGGCCCCCGAGGATCATCGAGGTGGGGTCGATCGCGTTCTGGATGCGCTGGCCGGTCGGGAGGTTTCGACCGCTCACGGCGTCGCGCCCCGTCACGGCGGTGTAGGCGCCCGCGCCCACGCCCACGGCAGCGGCAGCGCCGAGCGCGAGGGGGGTACCCGCGGCGGCGCCTCCGCCTGCCACGGTGGCGGCCGCCGGCGCGGCACCCGCGGCACCCGCGGTCCCGCCTGCGCCGAGCGCCGTCGAAGCGGCTCCGCCATCCACGAAGAGCGCGCCGACGCGACGCACGATGTCGGGGAACGCGAGGCTCGCGGCGCCCTCGCCGAGCGGCGCGAGAAGCCCCGGCGCGGCTTGCGCGCCCTGCGACTCGAAGGGGTGCGCGGTCGACCAGTCGGCGAAGCGGTTCGAGAGGTTCACGATGGCGCTCGTGTTGTCGGTGAGCGCCGACGCGCGCGACTCCTCGGCGCGGTTCAACTGCGCGAGCTGGTCGTTCTCGACCTCGCGCTGGTGCTGGTCGATCTCGCCCTGCGTGACGCCGCCGCCGTTCATCGCCGAGATGACGCGCGACCCGTCGGAGCCGAGGAACGACATCATCGAGCGCATGTTGGCGAGCAGCGACTGCGGGTTCCCGTGGCCGCCGCCCGCGAGGATGTTCGCGGCCTGGTTGGCGTTGCCGCCCGTGGCCGCGGCGAGCCGCGCCGAGAGCGCGAGCGGGTCCATCCCCGCCTTGAGGCGCATCGCGTCGCCGGTGCGCGTGTCGTCGTGCTCGAACACCGCGTTCGGGCCCTCGTAGAGCGCGCGGAGCTGAGCGGCGCGCGCGCGGCCCTCGGGGGTGCGGGTGTTCACCTGCGACTCCGCCGAGCGGATGTTCTGCAGGATCATCTCTTGCCGCCGCGGGGTCGCGAGGAAGTTGTTGAGCGAGCCGAGGGTGTTCGCGGTGTTGCCCGGCAGTCGCCCGGTGGTCGCCGCGACCTCCTGCAAGGCCACCGACTCCTGAAACGCCTTGAGCCGCTCGGCCTGCCGCTGGGCGTCGGTCGCGTTGGGCCCGAGCGCGGCCGCGCGCTGCGACATGAGCGACGAGGCGCCGGGCAGACCCTGCTGGATGATCTGGTCGATCTCGACCGCGCCACGCTGCGACGCGCGCATCGCGAAGCGCATCGCCGTGTTGAGCGTGTCGCCGGTGAGCCCCGCCTGCCCGAGACGGCCGCGCGCGGCGAGGAGCATCCCAGGGTCGGCGCCTTCGGCGTTCGCCTCGCGCACGGTGCGCAGGGCTTCGTCGAGCGCCTGCTGTCGGGTCTGCCCCCGCGCGGTGTCCGGTTCGAGCACGCTCCCGCGGTCCTGCCCGAGGCGCAGGGCGCCCACGACGTCGCCGTACTCCATGCCGGTCTGTTGCGCGAACCGAGCGACGCCTGCGCGGGCGGCGTCGGCGTCGGCCTGCGAGCCGCCGGCGTTTCGCACCGCGGCCCCGAGCTCGCGGTTCGCCACGGCGCGCTGGCGGCGCGCGCCCTGGATCTCGCCGTGCATCGTGCCGGCGTAGCCGAGCGCGGCGCTTCCGACGGCCGACGCGGCGCGCATCACGAAGCCGCCAGCGCGGGTCTGTCGGGCGCCGAGCTCGCGCTGCCCGCGCGCCATCTCCCGTTCGGCCTCGCGCGCGGCGCGGCGGGCCTCTCGGATTTTCGTGTCGGCCTCGCGCCGCGCGGTGCGCTCGCGCTGTCGGCTGAACTGCTCGGCGAGACTCGTCACGCGCCGCTCGGCGCGCTCGAAGTCGCGGGCCCGGCTGGTCACCGACTTCTGGAACTCCCGCGCCTCGCGCGTGGCGATGCGATCGCGGTTTCGCGCCTCCTGCTCGGCGGCGCGCGTCTTGGCCTTCTCGGCATCCTTCGCGGCCTTCGCGGCGGCAGCGGCGGCGCGACGGGCCTCGGCCTCCATCCGGCGCGCGCTGCGCTGCTGATCCCGCTCGACCGCGCGCATGTCCGCCGTGATGGCCGCGGCGGCGGTGCGCGAGGTCTGCCGCAGGACGCCGAACATCCTCTGCACGCTCGACGTGTCGAGGTCGATTTGCAGGGCGGCTCGGGTCATGGGGGTTCGCGGGTGTCGGGGTGGTCAGGGCAGGTCGGCGTCGGGCGGAAGACCGAGGCTCTCGAGGAACACCGGGTCGCGGTTCACGCGCTCGAGGAAGACGTGGGCGAGGAGCTCCCGTTCGCTGAGTTCGACCGCGCCGTCTCCAGGGCGAGCCCCAGCTCGTGCCGCTCCCGCGCGAGCTCCAGCACCACCGCGCGCAGCGTAGCGCCATCGAAGCGCGTGAGCGATGACGACGCGGTCATCCCTTTTCCCAGGGCGTCGATCTCCCCGCGGATGTCCTCCCAGGACTTCGCGCGGCTGATGGGGCTCCGCTCGGCCATCCAGTCGACGTACAGCTCGTAGAGCTGCGTCACGTCGTCCGGTTCGAGCATCCGGCGGATCACGCGCGCGTCGATGTCGCCCTTGTCGTTCGTCGCGACAGGGACGAGCGTGTCGGGGTCGGCGAGCGTGCGCGCGAGAAGGAACACCTTCGTCGCGAAGTCCATGTGCTGCTCACCGAAGGCCGAGAACAGCATCGACTCGGGGAACTTCTCCACGTCGAGCACGAACGCGCGCGCCTCGCGCTGGGCGTCGAGCGTGTCCTCGGTGGAGAGCGCGACGAAGGCGAGGGGGATGCCGCGGAAGCGGCCCCCCACGCCCTCGAAGCCGTCGAGGAGCTTCGACGCGCGCCCCTTGCCGGAGAGCGCGCGCTCGAGCGCCGTGAGTCCGTCGCCCGCCATCAGCCCGTCGCCAGGTTCTGCGTGAGCTTGCCGTGGAACTCGAACGAGAGGCTGTTCGGGTTCCCGGTGGTGGTGCCGAGCTTCACCGTGCGCACGTCACCAGACGCGTTGTACGCGCGGCCCGCGATCGTGAAGGTGAGGTCGATCTGCGCCTTGGCGGCGGAGACGGCGACCCAATCGACCTCCATGCCGGCCTTCGGGATGGCCTGCGACACGCTGACCATCACCTTGTCGGCGCCCGCGGAGTGACCCGCGCGGCCGAGGAGCAGGGTGTCAACGTCCTTGTTGCCCGAGTCGAAGTTCATCTCGATCGACTCGGACTGCAGCTGCGGGCGGCCGCGGTACGAGATGTACCCCGGTCCGCTGTACGGTTCGGCCATGTGCGTTGTCTCCGGTGAAGGTGGGCGAAGGGGCGATCAGGCGGCGGGCGCGAGCTGGCGGACGTTGCCCGCGATCTGGTGCAGGCCCGGCACGGGCACGAAGGGGATATCGGCGAGCAGGCGCCCCGGCGTCGTCGGGTCGGCCACCACCGTGAGGAGCGAGAGGTTCGCGGCGACGTCGCGGCAGATGGCGCGCGCCTCGTAGCCCGCGAGCTTCGACGCGATGTACGTGCGCACGATCTTGGGCGTCACGAGGTTCGGCGCGAGCGGCGGCAGGCCGTCGGCCGTGTCCGCGGTGAGCTTCGCGCCGGCGTAGGTGACCGCGAGGTCGGCCTGCAGGTCGTCGGCGCCGTAGTCGGTCGCCGTGACGTTCGTCGTGTCGAGGACCGAGTAGTTCGGCACGCCGCCGGTGAGCGAGTGCGACGTGATCGACCGCACGAGGATCGTGCGCCCCGGGCGGTTCGCGCTCGGCGCGAGCGGCGTGATGCCGTTGGCGAGCGCGCTGTTGAGGTCCGTGGTCGTGGGCCGGTCGGCGACCGCGTTCTGCGCCGAGAGCGTCGTCAGCTCGAGCCCGTCGAGGTTCGCGGCGGGGTCGGACGCTTCGCCCGCGAGGCGACCGCCCGCGGCGGAGTCGCCGTTCATGCGCGCCGCGGCGACGGTCGCTGCCACGTCGCACGCGGGCAGGCGCGAGGCGTAGTGCCAGGCCACCTGCACGCGGTCGGAGTTCACCCCCGTGGCGACGGTGGTGCAGTTGGCGAGCGTGTCGACCGACGCGACGATGGTCTGCTGCCGCTTCTGCACGGAGACGGCGGCCTGCGAGGCCATGGCCGTCGACAGGCGCCCGATGTTCGTCGCGTCGATGCACGCGCCGATGATGCGGTCGTAGCGCACCGGCGCGATGGCGGTGATCGCCGCCGCGAAGGAGTCCTGCGTCGCGCCGCCGGAGAGCGTGATCTCGCTGCCGAGCGTGCCGGTCGACGAGAAGATCCCGGTGGTGCCCGCGCCCGACGAGGTCGACGACGTGGTGATGACCGTCTCGGCGCCGGTCGACGACACGAAGCTCGCGGCGACGACGAGCGTGTTGCCGCGGGGCCCGGTGTTCTTCGCGGTGATGGTCACCACGCCCGAGGAGTTCTGCGCGGTGTACGGCAGGTCGGGCTTTGCGCAGATGGCGGCGGCCACGGCGCTCGCGATGGTCGTCACGGTGGCGCCCGAGGCGACGGCGACCTCGATCACCTCGTCGCAGCAGTAGAGGCGCACCGTGTAGGCCGCCGTTGCCGTGGTGGCGAAGGTGAGCACGCCCGTCGCCGCGCTGCCGGCCTCGGCGACCGACGCGCCGTAGAGCGTGCCGTCGGGGTACTGCGCGAAGAAGGCGCGGGCCATGCGGTGCATCTCCGAGCCGCGGCCGTACTTCGTCGCGGCGTCGTCGGCGCTCGTGAGGAGCACGGGCGTCGCGTCGGCCTGCGTGCCCGCGGCGACCGAGAGCGTGGGGCTCGCCGCGGTGATGGCGCTCGTGATCTTGTTGCCGAGGATCAGCGCCTTCATGGGCGCGATGCCCGCGGAGGTGCCGGGCCCGCCGAGGATCACGGCGAGGAAGATGCCGGGGAGCTTCGACGACGCGGAGAAACCGGGGACTGTAATCACTGAGACACCTCCTCGACGAGCACGAGCGACCGCTGCGCGATGGCGCGCTGGTAGTGGGGCAGGTCGTCGACGAGCTCGCCCTCGAGCATCACGAGGCCGTGCGGCGCCTCGGGGGTGGGCTCAGAGCGCGCGACGTAGCGCCCGCGCAGGACGGCGCCGTCGGGCGCGACGAAGCTGACCGACGCGCCTTCGACGGCGCGCACGCGGAGTTGGACGGGCATGTGATGGATCCTCGGTGTCGGTGAAGGGTCAGGACGTGGTGTCGGCGTCGAACACCAGGAGGGGGTTGGCCGCGGGGTCGGGCTGCTCGAGGAGGTTCACGCTGCCGCGCACGCCGAGAAGCGTGGTCGCGTTCGCGGTCACGGCGGTGCCGCCCTCGGCCGCGAACTCGGCGTCGCGCTGGGCCTCGAAGCGCACCGCGTAGACGAACATTTCGCCGAGCTTCACGAGGTGCGGGCGGGTGCCTGCGTAGCGGACGCGGCGCGAGCGCCAGAGCCCATCGATCACGAGCTGGTTCAGCACCTCGGTGACGAGGCCCGCGAGCGTGAGCGCCCCGGGCACGCCCGTCTGACCGACGACGCCCTCCGCCACTCCGCGCGGGTCCTTCACCGCGACGTACACGACCCACTCGGCCGCGCCGCGGTCGTCGCCGTCGCCGAGCAGCACGTCGAAGCGCGTCGAGGTCTCAGTGTCGAACGCGAGGAGCGCGAGCGGGAACTGCGCCGCGTAGAAGTTGAGCTCTCGATCCCCGAGGACGCCCGCGTGGCGCTCGACGAGCGCGAAGGGCCGGGTGTCGTCCACGATGCCGTTCGGGGGGCACTGGAGCGCCGAGAGGGCCGTGAAGAGCGCGGCGTCGATCTCGGCGAGCCTGGCGCCGGGCGTCGTCATCGGGTGCCCCACGCGCGGCGGAACGCGATCGTGAGCCCGGTCTCGACCTCGCGCAGCACGTCGTCTTCGCGACGCTCGAGCGCCGGAGCGAGGAAGGGTCGCGCGGCCATGCGCTCGGTGCCCTCGTCGACGTACTTGCCGTACTTCTTGTCGCCGAGCACCGTCGCCCGCACGAGCCCGCGCGTTGCGCGCCCCGTGACCTTGCCCGGCACGATGCGGCGCTCGAGCTCCCCGGTGCGGTTGTGGAACGTGTGGTTCGCGGCGGCGTCGTCGGCGACGATCTTCGCGCCGCGCTCCATCGCGTCTTCGACCTCGTCGTCGATCGCCGCGGAGAGCGCGCCGAGCGCGGGCTCGATGTCGAAGCGCGCGGACGCCATCAGAACCCCGTGATGTCCTGGCCGCTTCGCGCGCGGCTGTAGCTGTTGGTGGGCGTGCCGTCGGCCGCCTCGTCGCCGCCCATCGTCGCGCGCGGCACCGGGCGCCCTTGCGGGACCGTGACCGAGCGCGCGTCGTCGTCGCGCGAGAGCTTCTTCAGGAAGCCGCGGGCGATGTTCGCGGCCTCGAAGTACGACGACTGCTCGTTCGCGTTGACCGAGCCTTCGGCCGCGAGCCCGTTGCAAATCTTCACCGCGGCCCGGGTGATCGCCGCGTCGACGGTGGCGCCGTTCGCGTCGATGCCGCCAGGGAACGCGGCCGCCGTGAGCATCCGCACCTCCGACTCGGCGTCGGTGATGCACTGGTCGAGGAACGTGACGTCGGCCGTCGACCCGCCGTTGCGCGCGTAGAGGCGCACGTAGGCGGAGGTCGACATGCGGCCGGTCACGTCCGCGCGAGTGAGGATGGTCACGGCGGCCTCCGATCAGCGGTAGACGTAGTCGAGCCCCTCGACGAACGACGAGGACACGTCGGAGGGCGGGTGGCGCGGGTCGAAGGGGAACGGCGCGCCCGGCTCGTAGACCTTGCCCCGGTAGGTCACCGAGGAGTGGCCGACGAAGGGCGCGACGGCGACGGCGCCGATGGAGGTCGCCGCGGGACGCTCGGCGCGTTGGCCGCCAGCGGCCTCGATCTCCGACTCACGACGCCGCCACGCGGCGTCGAAGCGCGCGTGCAGCGCCTCGAGCTCCGCGTCGAAGCCCTTGCGCGCGGCCTCGAGCTTCTGGCGCTCGGCGTCGAGGTCGAGCCCCGCGTCGGAGAGGCGCTGGCGCAGGTCAGCGATCTCCGCGTCGCGCTCGGCGAGCAGGACGGTGATGGGGTCCGTCGCGGGCTCCTGGGGGGCCACGACGGGCGCGGCGGGGGTCTCCGCGGGCGCGAGCGCCTCGGCGGGCGTGGTGGTCCCGTCGACGGGCCCCGCGGGGGTGTCGACGACGGCGGCTCCCGCGTCGGGCGCGGGGAGCGTGGTGGGCTCGGAGGCGGCGTCGCGGGCGGCGGCGTCGATCTCCGTGGTGGCGCCCGCGTCCGAGGGGGTCTGCCCCGCGGACGCGTCGTTGCGTGCTTTGGCCATGGGTCGTCAGGCGCCCGGGATCAGGACGACAGGACCGAGCGCCAGAGGTAGCCGCCGGCGTTCGAGGTCACGAACTCATCGGTGCTGTGGGTCACCTTGCAGTGCTCCCCGCCCTCGATGCCGGGCACCTGGTCGGGGATGAACTGCGTCTTCATCGCGACCCCGTCCAGTCTGAACTGGTACCCGAACCCCGCGGGGTTCGTGCGCGAGGGGCGCTCGACCACGGTGATGAGCGCCGCGTGGCCCGCCCACACGTCCGAGAGCGAGACCGTGGCGCCGTCGTTGGCGGAGTTGTACTTCGCCTCGCCGACGACGACCTCGTCGACGTTGAAGATCGCGGCCATCATCTGCTTGGTCGCGAAGGGCGCGCCGGTGAGGTTGCCGATGATCGGGCGCGACAGGAACGACGCGAGGATCTTCGGGTGCGACTGCAGCGCGATGAACACGTCGTACCCGAGCACGAGCTTCACCTTGACGCCGTTGCCCACCAGGAGCTTCTTGCGCCCGATGCGCACCTGCTGGAGCGGGTCCGACGCGGGGTTGTCCCACTTGTCGGAGGCGCTCGACACGGTGGTCGAGTAGCCCGACGCGTAGTTCGCCGCCGTGAAGACGATGCCCGCGACGCTGATCTCCTGAACGAGATCGAGCACGTCGGCGAGAATGCGCGCCGTGGTCATGCGCACCTCGAAGGGCGCGTCGGCCTTGCGCATCGACTGGCCCGGGATGAAGGTCCGCAGGCCCCGGTCGACGACGAGGTACGTCCCGACGCGCGACACGCTCCAGAGCAGCTCCGGCAGCTGCGACGCCTGCCCCGCGAGGCTCACGTCGGCGGGCTTGAGCCCCGTGCCGATCGGCACCTGCGCGACGTAGTCGGAGCGGTCCTGCACCGGCACGACGGGCATCACGTCGCCCGCCACCATCACGTTGTTGCGGTACTGCACGAGCACGTCGGGCATGTACGTCGGCGCGTGCAGGCTGTCGGGCGCCGGCGAGAAGAGGTGCGCCTCGCGCGCGGCCTCGAACAGGCGCAGGTCCGTCGAGCCGTACGAGCGCACGGAGAACACGCGGTTCACGCCCGCGTCGATGCACGACGGGCGGTCGGTGAACTCGGGCGTCGCGCCGTGCTGCAGCGACGAGTCGTGGATGGTGATGGTGCGGCCGGCGGCGCCGGGCGTGGCGGCGATGGCGTGGCGCGCGACCGCGTCGCGCGACCACCGGTTCAGGGGCTGGTTCATGGGTCTGTGTCCTCGGGGTGGTGTGGGTGCGGGCGCGCGCGCCAGCGTGGCGAACGCGTGGTCGTCTTGGGTCTTCGTCGGGTGCGTGAGCGCGCGGCTCTCCCCCGCCGCGCCCGACGCCGCCCCTCGCGTCGGGCGCGGGGTGCGGCGGGTGCGGGCGGCGAGGGGCCTCGGCGCGCTCGGTGGGTCGGATCAGGTGGTGCGCAGGATCTTGACGCGGATGATGTCGCCGTCGGCGCCGGCGGCGGTGAGCGCGCGCGCGATCGTGGTGCCGCTCGTGCGGGTCTGCACCTTGCCCGTGGTGCCCGCGCTCTCGAGCGCGTCGCCCACGCTCACGGCGGCGCCCGCGACGGCGAGGGACTCGCCCTCGGCGATGATCTCCATCGGGTCGTTCGCCACGTGGTTCGCGTCGCCGTAGCGCGCGAAGGCCTCGGACTTGGGCGCGCTCGCGGCGCCCGCGGGGAGCTTCGTCGTGTTGTCCGCGGCGGTGTCCTGGTAGAGCGCGGCGTACTGGATCACGGCGCCCGACGAGCAGGGCTTGGTGAGGGTCTGGAGCGAGTTCAGCGTGTTGGCCATGGTGGCGGGTTCCTCTTCGATTCAGGCGGTTGGGGTCGACGGACGAGCGCGCCGAGGCGAGCGGACGCGCGGGGGCGGTTCAGCGCGCGGCGGTCTTCTCGGCGAGCTCGCGCTCGGCCCGCGTGCGCGCGGCCAGGTAGCCGAGCGTCGGGTCGGCCTTGGCGATCTCGATGGCGCGCGCGTCGAGGAGGATCGTCGGGTTGTCGACCGCGGTCTGCGTCGAGGGCTGCGAGCCGCCCGCGGCGCCCGTGCGCTGCGTGAGCAGGGCCACGGCCTCGCTCGCGCCGGGCTTGTCGGCGAAGAGCGCGGCGCCCTCCTTCGGCTTCGCGGCGGCGGCCGCGCGCGTCTTCTCGACCTCTTCGAGGAGCGCGATGGGGTAGATCGCGTCGAAGGTCTCGCGCTGCGAGAAGCAGAGCGTGGCGAGGCGCTCCTCGGAGCCCGCCGCGGCGAGTCCCGCGGCGACCACGCGCGCGCTCATCGTCTTCGCGGCGCTCATCTGCGCCTCGGTCTCGCGCTTCTGGTTGGCCTCGAGCTCCGCCACCATCCCCTTGATCTTGTCGAGGAGGGCCGACTCCAGGGCCTCCGCGTCGACCGGCGCGTCGGTCATGCGCAGGCACTCGGCCATCATGCGCGGGAAGCGCGTGCGCGCGTCCTGGGCGGCCGTGGCGGTCTTCTCGGCCTCGGCGGCCTTGGCGGCGTTCGCATCGGCGGCGCCCGCGTCGGTGGTGGCGTCGGGCTTCTTGTCGTCCATCGTGGTCGCGGGCGCGGCTTCGTTCGGCATGGGATTCCTCGGGTTGTTGGGTGCGTGCCCGAACGAAGGCGCATGGAGCGCGTCGGGCGAAGGGCTGTGCAGGTGCGTCGCGCCGCTCTGCGCGTCGTCGCGCGAGCTCGCGGTGATGGGCTGCATCCCATCGATGAACGGGTGGTTCGTGAGCGCGACCGACGACAGGCGCGCCCCGATGGGCATCCCCGTCTCGCGGCTGCGCGCGGCGAAGTTGATCGCCGGCGACACGTACTTGTACTGCTCGGCGCGGACCATCCGCACGGCGTCGGGCGACACCCAGCGGAAGCGCGCCCACAGCTCGCTCCCGCCGTTGCGGATTTCGAGGGCCGTCACCCAGAAGGGCGCGGGCACTCCCGTCGACGCGGCGGAGGGCGGCAGGCGCTCCGAGGTGTGCTCGAAGTCGCCCGGCACCTCGCCGTTCTTCACGGCCGCGAAGTTCCGCACCACCTGCTCGAGCACCTCGCGCGTGAAGCGCGCCGGGCCCTGCGGGTGGCCGAGGAACTCCCCGACGCGGGCGATCTGGTTCCAGGTCTGGTGCCCGATCGCGGGCGGCGCGCCGTCGGCGAAGAGGAGCGCCACGGGCTCGCCGTGCAGGGTCTCGCGCGCGTCGAGCGTCGTCGGGTCCGCGGTGCCGGTGAGGGCGGGCGCGTGCGAGCGGTCGTCGCCCCACCACAGGGACGCGCGGTCGAGCGTCAGCGCGAGGGGCAGCGAGAACGGCAGCGTGGGCGTCGGGGCCTCCGCGGGCAGGTAGGCGAGCGTCGCGTGCGGGTCGAAGCCGTGCTGCGACGCGGGACCGAAGCCCGCGGCGCGGAGCCGCCCGACCAGGTTCTCCCGCGCGCCCGTGAGCCCGGGAGCGTCGACCGAGAGGTACACCGGGTCGCCCTCGTCCGCAGGGCCCGTGAAGCGGCCGATGCCCGAGAAGCGCGCGGGGAGCGCGGGGGTCTCGGCGGCCCATGCGTTGACGACGTCGGTGAGCCGCGCGCGATCCGCCTCGGTGAACGCGTCGACCTTGCCGAGGAACACCAGCGTGACGTGCGCGTCCGCCGCGGGGAGGCCGTTCGGCAGCTCGACGAACGCCGCCGTGGCGCCGTCGATCGGGAGCACGACGGCGACGCCGGTGTGCGGGCCTGCGCCCGCCGTGGCCGCGCGGTCGGCCGCGTCGAGCATCGCAGAGACGCGACGCGCCCACGCGATGCCCGCCTCGCCGCCGATCGCGTCGAGCGCCGCCTCGGGCAGCGCGGGGAGCTGGGGCTGCGGCGCGCTGGGGCCCGCCATGTACCGCACCGTCGCGGGCGCAACGGGGCGACCCGAGGCGATGGCGCGCGCGTGGTGGCCGACCACCGTCGGATCGGGGCGGTCGGGCGAACCCGCGCCGAGGAAGCGCTGCGCGGCGTCGCGCGCGCCCTTCGGGGGCGTCGTGTCGATGTGCGTGTAACGGAGGGTCATGGCGGTGTCGTCTCAGGCGCTCGCAGTGGGCGCGTCGTTGCCGCTGCGCACCACGCACCAGTCCCACGCGAGAAGGTCGGTCTGCGACGGGAGCCACGGGACGACCTTCGCGTCGGCGGTGCGCAGCGCGATGAACGGCGACAAGGGCAGGATCCGCCCTGCGTCGACGGCGGTGTCGGGCAGGCGCCACTCGTTCTCGCCGACGTAGAAGAGGAACATCCCTTTGCCGTTCCAGCCAGCGCGAGCGACGCGCTGTCCGTCACGCAGCGCGGCGAGCGCAGCGCCGAACGACATCGCGTGAAACTGCTCGGGGGTCTGTTCGCTCTGCGTCTTCATGCGGCCTCGTCTGCGTCGTCGCTCGTCGGGAGCTCGAGCTCTGGCGCGCGCGGCTTGCTCTGGTCCGGCGGCTCCGCGCCCTGCGGCTGGAGCTTCGGGTTCATCGGCAGGAGCTCGTCGTCTTCCTCGGGGTCCTCGAGGTTCAGCATGTTGCGCGCGGCGCGCTGGCCGACCTTCACGCCGATGTTCGTCGCGCGTTCGAGCCGCTCCGCGATGCAGGCGAGCGACTCCGCGGGGTCGACGTGGAGCATCACGCTCGGCACCGGCGCGCCCTCGCCGTAGTTCATGGCGACCATCGCGCGCAGGAACGGCCGGAGCGTGCTCGCGATGGCGCGGGCGTCGCCCTGGGCGAGCATCAGCTCGCTCCGCTCGTGCACCTCACCGAGCGAGCGCGCGCCGCGGCTGCCGGGCTCGGAGCCGAGCGTACCGCCGACGATCGCTTTCGAGATTTCGCCGTTGCACAGGGCGACGATGCGGTCGTGCACGTCGTTGTCGTTCGGCGCGCTCTTGATGTCGATCCCCGTCGTGTCGGGGAGCGACGCCCACGTGCTCGAGGACAGGGTGTCGAGGAGCTGGTCGAGGATGCGCTTGTCCTCGTCGCTCGCCGCGGCCGGACCGAGCGGGCCCTTGCCCGTGGCGTACTTGCCGAAGCGGAAGCCCCGGCCCGCCCACTCCGCATAGGCCATCAGGTCACGGACCGCGAAGCGCTTGAACGTCGACCACCAGACGCACACGCGGCCGACGCCCTCGCGCGTCGGGTACACGCCGCGCACGCGCGGTCGGTGCACGATGAACTTCCCCGGGGGGAAGACGTCGACCGGGATGCCGGGGTAGGCCCCGAAGGGGCTTTTCGTGTTCTGCGGGTGCTCGACCGACGACGACGTGCCGGACGAATCCCACAGGTGCAGGCGCCAGTCGGTCGCGTACGCGAAGCGCCGCGGGTGGATCCAGAGCAGTTCGCGCGGCACCAGGTACCCCGCGTCGAAGCCCCACACCACCTCGTGCCCCGCGCGGCCGTGGAAGACGCCGCCCTGCAGGTCGCCGAGCATGTCGGAGAACGACCGGGCGAGGTCGCCCGTCGCCTCGATGTTCGTGAGCCACTCGGTGCACGCGCGGGCGATCTCAGCGCCGCGCGCGCCAGAGCCGGGGGGAGGCACGAGCTCCCACGGCGCGCCCGCGACGCGCGCCTCGCGCTTCTGCGTCTCGCACTGCAGGTGACCGTCGCGCTCGCGGCACTCGTCGAGCAGGTCCGCCTGCGCGTACATGAAGCCCTGATCGGCGAGCCCGAGGACCGTCGTCACCTGCTGCAAGGTGAGCGTCGAGCCGAGGACGCGCGCGAAGCGGTCGGCGTAGGGCGCTGGGGCGAGCTTTCGGTTGTACGCGTCGTAGAGCATCGACTACCAGCCCGCAGAGCGCGGTGTGCCCCCGATTCGCGGGCGGTGCTTGACCTTCGTGGCGTAGCGAGCCCGCCACGCAGCGCCCACCACGGCGGAGACGAGGTCGCCGTGCGAACCGTCGGGCGTCGTGGGGGAGCTGATCGACATGCCGCCGCCGGGCGCGGGCTTCGAGGTGATGCCGTCGAACTGCGCGCGCAGTCGCGTGTGCCGCGGCATCGCGAAGCGGCCCTCGCGCAAGAGCCTGCGGAGCCAGAGGTACTGCTCGGCCTTGCCTGCCTGCCCCTCGGGCAGCGGCGTGACCGTGATGTTGTGGCGCGCCATCTCCGCGGCGACGTCGTCGCGCTCGTGCGAGTCGGCGCCGAGGTCTGCGCCGGCGTCGTAGCGCAGGATCGCCGGGGCGAAGTCGTCGACCACGGACGCGGGCTTGAGCGGCGCGCCCTTCTCGGGGCGGCGCTCGTCGAGGAACGCGAGCTCGTAGCGGTCGCGGTTCTCGTCGCCATCCGGGTCCGCGACGCGCCGCACGATGGCGACGGTCGACGCGTTGCGACGGAACGCGAAGTCGCCCGCCGCGCCGTAGAGCGCGCCGTGCACGGGCTCGAGGTCCTGGGGGCGCTTCGCGTCGGTCGCCGCGTCGAGGGTGTTCTTGTCGAAGAAGAGGAGCGACCCCGCCGCGAGGGGGATCGCGCCGATCTCGCGGTCGGCGTTCTCGGGGTCGCGCTCGCGCATCGCGGCCTCGATCGTGCCGTCGGGGTCCCACGTGGGGTTGAGCGCGCGCGTCGGGGCAACAGCGCAGAGCGCGTGCACGTGCGCCCCGAGGTCCTTCGCGAGGGTCGTCTCGAGGATGCCCACGCCCTCGACCCACGGCGTCGAGGCGATCCAGCACTGCGCGCCGGGCGTGAGGCGCTGCTCGACGGCGCGGAAAATCTCCGTGTCGTTGACGACGCCCGAGGACTCGTCGCGGAAGAACGCGGCCTCGTCGAGCCCCGCGAACACCAGCACGAACCCGCGACCGCCGCGACCGCCGCGCGATGCGGCGCGCACCCGGATGAGGACGGGCAGGCCGTCGGGACGCTGCAGCTCGATCTCGTCGGCCGTGTCTCGGAGGACCATCGACGAGAGCGCGGGCGAGGCCTCGCAGTACCCACGCACGAACCCGAGCACCTGCCGCGCGAGCGCCATGTCGGGCGCCATCAGGAGCGCGACGGCGCGCTCGCCGTGGGCGAGGGTCGTGAGCGGCACCGTGAGGGCCGCGTGCAGGGCCTTCGCCGCGAGGAGGCGCGACGACTTCCCCGCGCGACCGCCCGCGCGCACCGCGACGAGGCGGCGGGCCACCGTCGGCAGCTCGGAGAGCTTGCAGCCGAAGTGACGCCGCGACGTCTCGTCGTCGATCGTCGTGACGGGGATGCCCTCGGAGGCATCCATGATCGCCGCCATCAGCGGCGAGAGCGTGAGGTCGCAGTAGTGGCGGCTCTCGGCGAAGCGCCGGAACGTCGCGAGGTCTGCCGCGCGCTCGTGCGCGTCGAGGGCGGCGGCGATCTCAGCCCGCTGGGCGGGGGTCAGTCGCGCGAGCTGCGCTGGCGTCAGGCTCGCGAGCTGCCTCAAGAGCAAGGGCGGCAAGGCGGGCATGCATGGCCTCTGGATCGGTGTCGCCCGACTCGCCGGTCGACGACACCTGGAGCTTCTTGCCGTGCAAGAGCTCGTGACGGTCCATCACCGCCGCGCGGGCGTTGGAGAGTGCGCCGTTGAAGACGACGGCCGTGGCCATCGACACCTTGGCGTTGGGGTCTTTCATCAACGGCGCCAGGCCACGCACCACCGTGAGCGAGTGCTCGGCCACCTCGTTGAGCACGCTCGCGTCGGCGACGATCTTCGCGACGGCGGCATCGAACACCGGGGCGGCGGCCTCGACGATCGCAGCGGCCGCGTCGAGCACTTGCAGGTGTTCGCCCTTGTGGTTGGCGAGAGCCTGGAACGGGATGCGCTCGCCGTGGGTCTCCGAGAGCCACGAAGACACCGCGCGGGCGGAGTCGCCGGCGAGCAGCCGTTGGTCAATCTCGGGGCGGTGCGCGCTGTTGCAGGCGCGGCAGCGGGCGCTGTAGCCGGTTGTGGCCATGTGTCAGGCTCTGTCAGGGCGTGTCAGGGTGACGTCAGATCGGGCGTCAGGCTCGTCAGAGCGTCGCCGACGCCGCCGTCGGGGACCGTCGACCACCGAGGGCGGGTGCCTCGCGCGTCGCTCCGGTCGCAGGTGTCGCCCCGCGGAGCCCCGGGTCACGCCCTCGTCAGGTGCGCGCCAGGGCTCCGCAGAGCTTCGTCGTGGGGTGTCTACGGGTACGGGTGCGCGCGAGGCGCCCCGGAAGAGTGCGACTGCCCCGCGTGGGTATGTTCCGCGCCTACGGGTCCCTGACGGGTCCACCGGAATGCGGCACGCGGGGCTTACGGGCATCGCGGCCCGGCCATGGCGAGGCG